CAACACTGTTTGTTCATCCCGACCTGGCGACCGAGCTTGAGAAGTGCCAGCGCTACTACCAGATGCGCACCACAAACGACATCGACCCGCTGGATTTACGTCCCAGCATGAGGACAATAACGGACATCAAGGCAGTAGAAGGAGGATACGCATATGTCGCAGACCTGTAACGATATAATCGAGCCGCGCGAAACAGACGAGCAGCGTGCTGCCCGCGAAAATCGGCTGCGCACCGCCGAGATATCCCGGAGATTCGTGGAGATAGACCGGGAAAGAATACGCCCACTTGCTGCAATAGTTGCGGGCGTCGGAACAGATGAGGATAAATCCCGGCTCAAGGCGCTTGAGGAAGAAGCAGCGCAGCTCCGCGCGGAGCTTGCGGAAATGGAGGAAACATGACTGTAGAGAACATCATCACAATTATCAGCGTAATCGCCGCGATATCCGGTATCATTTTTGGCGCGGCGGCGTTCGCGCGGAACAAGCGGGACGATAATCGCGAGGACGGCTCATACCGCAGCGATATCGGGTACATAAAAGCAAGCATGGACGACATCAAGCGCAAGCTGGACAAGCAGGAACAGCAGTATCTTGACCTTGTAACGCGGCTTACGGCGGTGGAATCCAGCGCAAAGCAGGCACATCACAGAATAGACAGACTGGAGGGCAACAACAATGAAAATTGACTGGAAGAGAAAGCTCACAAGCCGTAAGCTCTGGGTAGCACTCGCAGGCTTCATCGCTGGACTTATCGTAGCATTCGGAGGAAGCTCGGAGACAGCGGAAACCGTTTCCGGATGCATACTCAGCGGCGCGGCGGTCGTGGGGTATGTCATCGGCGAGGGGCTCGCCGACGGATGGCACAAGGAGGACGACGATGGCTAAATATGCAGGCGTGGACCTTTCATATGCGCAGGAGAAGGTGGACTACAAGGCGCTCGCAAAGGCTAAGATCATGGGTAAGCCGCTTAAATTCGTCATGATCCGTCTGGGGCACGGAAGAAAGAAAGATACACTGTTTGAGCAGCACTACAAGGGCTGCAAGTCGGCGGGGATAAAGGTCGGCGTGTATCACTGGAGTTATGCCACATCAGCCGCCGAGGCGCGGGTCGAGGCGAACTGGGCGCTTGAGCAGCTCCGGGGGCTTGAGATAGACTATCCCATCGCTATGGACTTCGAGGATAAGGGCGTGCTTGCGGCGGGACTTTCCAGGGAGGAATACACCGATATCGTCCGCGCGTATCTTTCGACTATCCAGGCCGCGAACTACTATCCGCTGCTTTACACAGGCAAGTACACCATACAGGGATATCTCGACAGCGGGCTGCTTAAGGAATTCGACCTCTGGCTTGCGCAGTACACCTCCGAGGGATATCAGGCGCAGCTCGGTCAGTCTATGTGGCAGTTCACCGTCGCCGGCTGTTCGGGTCTGGACTACTCGAGGCAGGGGAGCGTCGCAGGCGTGACTGGCCCCTGCGACTGCGACTGGGCTTATGTCGGATATGCGGCTAAGATAAAGAAGCTAAAGATGAATCAGCCCCTTGTCGCCGTTCGCGCCGAGAAACTCGTCCGCTCCTCCGAGGTCGATTCGGAGAAGGCGCTGCTTCGCAGCAAGGGGTACACTCTGCTCTGACTCCATCATCGGCGCTTTTAATATCTTTATCCCGGGTTAATGCCCGGGATTTCTTTTGGGGTTACCGGACATTTTTCCTTTCGTCTTTATTTTTTTGCAGATTCTTCCCAAACTTAATTTTTCGACTGTTAGAAAATATTTTTGAATTAAAAATGCATGGGTGTCAGATGGGTGTCACAAAAGATTTAAAAGGTGCTTTATAATCGAATGTAATGGGATTTTTGTACTACTTTCGGGACGCAGAGGTCGCAGGTTCGAATCCTGTCATCTCGACCATTTTAAATGGCTCTGTTAAGGGAATTAGCGGAACCGAAATATCAGACAGTTGAGATTTTTGTCTACAACGGTCTACAATTTATCGTTAAGGTGTGTTGTGCTAGAACACACCTTTTCTTTTTTTTGCAAACCGTTTTTCAGAGTGAGAATGTACCAGTCATCGCGTCAGCAAGAATATGCTGGCGATTTTTGGATATATGCGTGTAAATGTTGCTTGTGGTTTCTATATCCGCATGACGCAGCCAGACCTTGATTTTCTCAATGTCCCAGCCTTTGTCAAAGCAGATGCTTGCCGTACTGTGCCTCAGATCATGAAAGCGCATCTCAGGCAGCCCGTGACGCTTTAATGCTCTTTGGAACGAAACGGTAATCGCGTCCGGACGGAACAGATGTCCATCGTCCCATGTAAACACATAGTCGCTTTCATAATAACCGTTGCCGCATATCTCTCTGTTCCTCTCCTGTCTGGCGTGAATGTCCAGCAAAAGTTCTCTCGCCTCGGGGAGCAGTTCAAAGGTGTTGCGGCTGTTTTCTGTTTTGGTGCTGTCCTGGTATACTATTGACTTGTGCTTGACAACGGTATGGTTGATTTCGATAGTGTTTTTCTCAAAGTCAACCGCACTCCATTTTATTCCCAGGACCTCGCTTTTCCGCAAGCCATAGAGCAGCGCTATGAATACAATCGGCTGAATCCATTCACCTCTCAGCTTATGAAGCATATCGTTAGCTTCTTCTGCTGTCATGTACACATTCTTGTTAGAATCGCTTTCAGTTTTCGGCTTTCTGGGTATCGGTACTTTTTCAGCAGGATTGCGTAATATGTACTCATAAATTACCGCCTCGTTAAGAACAGCCTTGATTAGCTGAGCATGGCTTCTCAATGAACGATTTCCCAGACCGCCTTTTTTCCTGTCAAGACGTCCTCCCGAAAACTTGTATTCGTAGTAGTCCGCAAAATGACGCGGCTTTAATTCGGCAAGCGTGAGATTAAGCTCATTGAAATACGGGATAATGTGCCTCCGGGCATACACCTCATATCCTTCCCATGTGATGAGTTGGATTTTGTTCTTCTTTCGTTCCAGCCAATCAGTAAGGTAGTCTGTAAAAAGTACCTGACCTCCACTTGCGTAGTTAGGCTGCGAGCTGTACGAATCTGGGTCAGCTAATATTCTATTCTCTTCCAGCTCATACTTTTTGAGGTTATCGTAGAGCATTTTTTCAGCGGTTCTTTTGTTTTTTGCCGTTGACGGCAAAGACGTGGATATCCAGCGTTTTTTCTTTTGGCTTAAGTCGGTAATGTTCTTTTCTGGATACAAAGCTGCGCTTAGTCCATACAGAACCATTACCCAATAGTTATGCTTTTCATAAAGTGATCCGGTCACTGTGCTGTCCTCCTTTAAGACCGTCCACCCTTTCATCTAACATCTTTATTATACCACTTTCGCCTTGAAATTTCAATACACTAAAGTCGTAAATCTGATTTTTTTCTATTTGACTATTGATGTATTCTATCACATAGATCTTAGGAATTCGGTATTTCCTTCCAATGACCAAGTGCTTGATTTTATTTTCAGTAACCAATTTATATGCTGAATATTTTGAAATGTTCAGCATTTCCATCAGCTGTGAAATCTCAACAATATCAGGGTAATCTTTAAAAATATCAGATGACAAGGTAGAAAGCCCCTTTCATTATTCTATAAAAAGCCGTGGTTCAGTATTTTAGAGCCATGGCTTTCAATTTCTGATACGCTTTCAGAGCAGACTCAGGTAGTTACGCATCCTGACATGGGACTTTCACCCCTGCCCATTCCTGTGGGACAAGCCGTCGCCGGAAGTATCATTATGCTATCTTGCTCCACGCTCGTTTCTTATAGAGGTCCTTGTGCGTTCAAGGCTCTGGCTTGACTGCCGACAGGTGGCAGAATATCTGTTATTCTCGCGCATATGTAAAGGTGGTCACTGATAATGAGATACCCCGTCAGATCGGAAGCAGAAATTTCTTCGCACGTCTTTGAGTTTGATAGGTTTTGTATCTGCTCTGGTATTCTGTTGTCAAAGAACTGTCCGGGAATCAAGTGGCAGTTTGTTTCCGGATAATGAAATTAGTCCAACTCTCCGAAAGGGAGCGTTTTTGTTTCTGCCGCTTATTTTTCCCTGTACCTATTATAGCATATAATTCCGCAATTTTGTATGACAAAACGTCATACGAATATGACACCTTGTAGGCTGAAAAACCATCGTGAATGTTATATACTATAATCCGGAAAGGAGGCGAATACATGGCGGTGTCTTATAGTAATAGGATTCGCTCTTTGAGGAAGAAACTGAAAATGACCCAGAAACAGATGGCTGAACAGCTTTTTATAGATCAGTCCACGCTGGCAACGTATGAAAACAGAACCAGAGAGATCCCGATAGATATTCTTGTGAAACTGTCAAAAATTTACGGAATTTCCGTGGATTATCTGTTCTGCGTAAGCGACTTTGCTGTGCTGGACGATGCGCTCGTCCGCACCCAGACAAAGGAACTTATCGACAGCCTGAGCGCAACGCAGGTGTTTGAGGTCAAAGGGTACATTCGCAGAATGATTGAAAGCAAATCTGAGGACGAATAAATCCTATAATCAAAAAGACACTCGGCCCAAAAGAAAAATAAGACTTCCAATTTCTTGAAAGCCTTACTCGTTATTCTCTTTGTTATCTGGAACGAACGTCATTATGTCGTTCAGACTGCAATTTAATGTGTTGCACAGCTCGTTGATCGTGAAAGTTGTTATTGCCTTGTTATGTTTCATTCGATCAATAAGACCTTTGCTGACACCGTAGCTGTTTATCAGCTTATATGTACTTATGCCGTGATCGGCAAGGTATGCCCAGAAAGGGTCGTAATTTATCATAATATCACCTATCTTATATTATAATGGGAAAAAAGTGTATTGCATATACCTGATAAATGGGGTATAATGATAGGTGTTACCAAGCGCAGCTAGCAGTAACCAAATCATGACAAAGTTGCCTATATCAAGATTGACACTTAACAGGAGGTACAAAAAATGTTCAAAGCAAGAACAGCGGACGGACGCAATAACATAACCGGCATCAAGATGAAAGAACTCCGCAAAGCGCTTAAAATCTCACAGCGAGAGCTTTCAGACAGATTGCAGGTCGTTGGTCTGGACATTGACAAAAATGCGGTCCAGCGCATAGAATCAGGTCAGCGGTTTGTAACCGATATCGAAATATTGGCTATTGCTAAATGTTTTAATGTGACAATCCATAATTTCCTTAATATCAACTGATAAAATATAGGCACAGCTTGAATCGACTGTGCCTTTTATATTGTTGAATGAGTCTGAAAAAAGAACTGTGTAAACACGAATAATACCGAAAATCACACCAATGCTAAACGAGGAAACGATGAAAGTCCAAGGGTGGAACCCCTCGCATACTATTAAGCAGCAAAAATCAAGTTCTTCATAATTTCCCATATGTCTGTTGTTGCTATAGTATGGAAAACCAAGCAGGCTTTTTATTACTAGATAAAGCCTGCTTGGTTGAAACCATTAAAACAAAAATCGATTTGTTCTGATGAACCGAAAAATGAATTGCAAAGTATTTTTATGCAGTTTACAACAAAAAGGGCTAGTTTTACACAAAAGAAAATATTTCTATGTGTGCAGACGAGCCACCCAACCGCATTAAAAGCTAGAATTTTCTGCAGCGTACTTTTTGGCATTCAACGTGATGATACCCTATTCTAAACTGAATTTTCAACAATTAAAGCGGTTGATCTTGACTCTCCTGACTGCGCCTGTGCAAAAAACAAGTTAATATTTTTAAGTGTAAGTGATTTATCCAAATAGTTGCTTTCAGAAAACAAGCCGATTTGTATATCCTGATAGTCGCAAACATTCCCAAGATATAGTGGGACAGTATCCATAGCAAATAGGTTCCCATCATTATTCCTTATACTTGTTGAAAAAGGAATAATACAGAAACCTTTTTCAATAATATCATGCTGATATGGATAAAATACCAAATCGCCGTAGCTTAAATTGGGATTATTACTGCACAAAGATAACTCACAATACAATTTTCCATAAAGCCGAATACAGCCATCAAAGTCAATTCGTTCAGAGTATAGAGAATAGGAATTGTCAATTATTTCGAAATACATTTCTGCATTTTTAACTGACAAATCACCGACTTCCTCACCAGTAAATGCTATTTTCCAACTGTTTATCAACGACTCAGCGTTAGAGACACTAACAGCAAAATTAGATGTATCACCATCGATATAGTAATTTTCAGGTATACCTATTACCGCAGCATCTTCAACCTTGTATAATCCACTGTCCATTTGCAATTTGGGCGTATATTGGTTAACAAGGTAGTCATCTATCGCTAAATTCCAATTCATGCAATAGAATTTGTTGCTGTCCGTATATATACCAACTGACTCCTGTGCGTCAGCCGCGTCGTTTGTAATATCCAGCGAAGCAGGGCGAATGATCTCATGAGTTTCTGAAAAATAACTGTCAATGATATTGGAGCTTTCAGACGTACCATTCTCATATCCTGAATTTTCACTGGTATACATATAATCCTTAGTATAGTTTGAATTTGTACGTTCTAAGCTTTCATCGCTTTCAAACGATGAATCGAGATAGCTGCTATTAAAAGTGTTGCACCCGGTAATCAAGTTAATAAACAGCACCAACAGGAAATAATATTTTCGCTTTAAGTTCATTCTACCCTCCAATACTAGGTGTATAACAACAAATAATTCCAAACCATCTTGAAAAATCCTCGTAGGAGATAGTATTTAGTTGAACAATACAGCTACTTGGAGTTGATACATTAAGATACCCCCTAAAATTACAATGATAAATGGTAACATTTTCTTCACTATGCGAGACAACTATAAATGAATGACCCATTGAAGAACTTCTAAAATATGAGCAGCTTGGAACATCTCTCATAAATTCTCTTGCTTTATCAACATTGCTTAAATCTATGGAATCAGTCCAAGGTCCTCGTTTTTTACCGGTAACACGCTCAAAAACATACTTTGCAAATGCTTCACATTGTATTGAATTGTCATAGGAAAAACATGTGCAACCTCCGTCTATACCTGTTGTCCAGTCACAGAACCTATGACAAGCACACGCTTCACCAGTTGTAGAAGCATATTTTTCATTAGGGTATTCATTTTTTTCTATTGCAGTAACAGATGAATAAAAAAGATGATTAAGAAAATCAAAATCTTTTTCTTTGCAAATTATATACCCCCAAACGCCATAGGAATCGCCAGAATTAACCTTGATCCAATACTCACCATTAGCATAAATCAATGCACTTGCACGATATTGGAAGTACTGGTCAACTGCTTTAGCAGTGAATGCTTCTCCGCAGCTTATGTTCGGGTAACCATAAGCTACTGTTCCAACAGGAATATCAATAATATCACCATTCAATGATGAAACATAGTATGATCTTCCGTAAATATTGGTACCATTCACTCTGTCATAGTCGCAGATACCACTATTGGAATAATCAGATGCAAATGGATCAGTTTTCAATTCGAAAACATAAGAGTGTCTGGAATAATCAAATTTCTTTAACAGCACTTCAAGCCCGTCAACTAACCCGTCACCGTCAGTATCGTTTTTAAATGGATCAGTAAAAATAACTTTACCATTAGGAAGGGTCATACCATTCTTTTCAAAAACGTCATATAATCCATCGCCATCATTATCAACGGTAGATATACCGGAGAACAGGTATATATCTTCATAGGCCTCGATCAATTCGTCTACATTTGTTGCGGTATACACTGTTCCAGTTCCTGCATCGCTCAATGTACGAAGGGAATTAAACTTAGACCCATAACCTACCGTATGAAAAATAACACCACTACTTGATATTAAATTCAAGGTATGTGTTGTTATTTTATCTAAAGGCTCTCCGTCAGACATAAAAATTGCTATCTTGGTGTTGGAGCTGCTCATATCAAAAGCATCAATAGTTTGTTTTACTGCCTGGTTATAGTAAGTCCCACCCGTACCTTTCAAACCTTTCAGTGCTGATAATAAAAGTTCCTTATCACCTGTCAATCCCTGACGAGTAACTGCACTATTATTAAATGTGACAATAGCAATACGGTCTCCATCGCGCATGGTGCTGATATAATTCTGAGCCGCTTTTACAACCTGAGAAATGCGCGAATAAGTCATGCTTTGCGAAAGGTCAATTGTAATTACCGTGTCAACAGCCGAATATTCTTCGCCGTTTCTATAATCCAGAGCATTTCTCCATGCGTTAAACCATGCTAAGCTATCAACGATCATATATTTGCTAAAATGTGTTGTCACAATGCTGGCAGTAGAGTTCTCCTCATCAAGAACAGTTTCCAGTTCAACAAATTCATCGTCTTCCTCATTATACCACAGGAAAAGAAGATTGTCAAACTCTGTTTCACCTAATTTGCTCTTGTCGATAGAGAATGTCAGAGTTGCGGTATCAAACTCAGATGTTGTTTCAATCTCAAACGGCTCGCCGACAAGTCCTACCACCTCGGAACACAGATAATCAACGCCCATAATGCTTTCAATAGTTGTAGTGCGATTAATATTTCCTGTGCACTCCATGTCTACAACAACTTCTGTAACGGCACAGTCTTCATTCTTGACCTTGTGCGTGAATGACTGCTGAAACTTCTCCTTGCTGTCAATAACACCATCACCGTCAGTGTCCTGTACCAGCGGATCTGTACCAAGAATGATTTCATCACCATCTGATTTCATCACCATCTTCAAGGCCATCGCCGTCAGTATCAGCAACAAGCGGATCTGTTCCGTAATTTTTTACTTCATCACCATCGGAAAGTCCATCGTTATCTGAATCGTTTGAATAAGGATAAGTATTATTTAGGAATTCTTCAAGATTAGTCAGACCATCATCGTCAAAGTCCTCATCTCCATCATTCACGCCGTTCCCATCGCTGTCAGACTTTGTAGGGTCAGTATATGTACCAAACACCTCATAATAATCATTCAGCCCGTCGCCGTCTGTATCGGTATTGGATGGGTCACTGCTAAGATATTCCTCTATGGAATCGGGCAGACCGTCACCATCAGTGTCAGCAAGTTTCTCCCAGTTATCAAAATCCTCAAAGAAATCCGGCAGACCGTTCTCGTTTTCGTCCTTCATGTACTGCCACTCATCTTTGGGAATATTAAGCGGCTCGGAAACGGTTCCGACAAAATCTGCGGCATTAGAACTGTAATTAGCATTGACGCTTGGGCAGTCAAATGTTATGCTGTCGGCAATAATGACAACATTATTAAGATTAAGGTTCATTGCCTTGACTTCAACGCTGCCGAACGGAGCGTATACTAAACCGTTCAGATTAACGTTTGTGCTGTCAATGACATATCTCCATACTTTGAAAAAATTACGGAGTCGTTTGTATTCTTAACCTCGCCGTTAAGTGTTATATCTTCAAATGCTTTCAGGCTGTATTTATTTTGATGTTTCCTGTAAGTGCTGCGTCACCGTACACTTCAATCGGCTCGTTAATGTTGATGTTCATTTCATCAAGGACGTAATCTTCTGAATGCTCCTCAACATTTCCGCCGTAAAAGTACTTGGAATCAATCTTGTCGAAAATGTATATCATGTCAAGACCGGCATTTTCCGTTTTAATGCCGTTGATGTTCATGTTTCCACTTGATGAAATTGTTCCGTTAGTCGCAACATTGCCATTTACGCAAAAATTACCGGAGTTGACCGTAATTGAACCTTCTTCATTTGAAGCCGCAAATAACGTGTAAGGGTATTTTTCTGTTGCTGCAGCCATTGCGGGCATAACTGGAATCGCTGATACCGTTATGGCAGCGGCAGCAACGCCGGAAACAAGGCGCTTGATTCTTGCTGCAAAAATATTTTTCATGTTTACCTCCACTGATATTAGCCGTGGGTTTCGTTGACGCGAAACCCACAACTACACTTTTCATAATTACCGTCTTGTTCAGATATCCTTACTGAACTTGTTCATAGATTCAGGCATCTTAGGCTGATTAAACCAGAAAACACACGCAGAATTAACTGTTGATAGGCCAATAGCCAGTGCCAGAGCAGCTACAGATGAACTGAGCTTAAAAATGATGTTGCTAATCTTTTTCATTGTATTTCCTCCTCCCTTTAATAAAACTGTATAAGACAGCCGGATCGCGTGGCTGACAGAAACAAACGGCGCATGCACTATTTGAAATAGCTGTCAGAGTAAGCAATACGACACCGGCAACCGCCACCATAATTAACATCTTATTCGTATCGTTTTTTCTTCGCATATACTTCACCTATATTGTTGCAGGAATCTACAAATATTTCAATATAATTTGCACAAGATGTTATTTTTGTGTTCCAAGATGCATTTCTTTTGATTTCTTTTCAATAACTGCGGCGAGCATTGAACCGCTTGCTGTCAGCATTCCAAATGAAACGCACACCATTATCAGTCTAAAGTCAAGTATGAACAGAACCATTACACTAACGGAGGATATCAAAGCCAGAACTATGCTGTTCTTTCTGAGCCTTGTTTTTCCCTTTTCGGTTATAGGCTTATTTTCGTGTTCTAAAGGAGCAAAACGCAATATCATTATAATTGAGAAAACAACCGCCGCCAAAGATACTATGGGATACTCTTCAATATGTACAAATTTGATCAATACAATAAAAATACCGAGCACTGCTGCTAAAATGGAGCAGCAGCCCAGATGTGTTTTGGCATGAAAGCCCCCTGCGGATTTCCTAAGAAAAATAAAAACAACCAGAAAACATATGCACTGCCACAAAGTCCTGCTGAATAAGGCAAGAACAAGTGCTATTACGCTGTTAAGCAAAGTTGAAATCAACAGCTCCAGACCGTATTCGTACACTTGCTCATTTTCGCTTTCAATAACCTTGCTGTGAACAAAAAAAGAAGCTATCCTTTTTGAAAGCTGAGCGATCATAATATCACCTCAACTAAAAGGATAGCGTATAGCAGTTTGTTTTACAACAGATTTTGTACAAGATGTCGATTTAATGTTCCAAGATGTATTTATCAGAAATTCGTGAGCAGGATGAATTATTTATTAAGCACGATTTTTATTGAGAAATACCCATTATCGTAATTGCAGGTAAAAAAACCGTTCATGCTTGCAACGGTCTGTTTTATACTTTGCATTCCAATTCCATGCGCGGACTTATTTTTCTTTGAAGTGATAAGATTGTTTACATCAACCGGAAGCGATGTGTTTTCAATTTCGATTATCAGCTTATTGTCAAGCTGATACATGGCAATGCAGATATATTTTTCATCCGCTTCTGTACGCTCGCAGGCTTCAACAGCATTATCAAGGGCGTTACCGAGAATACGGCATATTCCAATTGTGTCGAAATTGACGCTGTTGACCTTGATTTTTGTTATAAATTCAATATTATGGCTTCTGGCATAATCGCCTTTCAGATTTATGATTGAATCCACAGCGGAATTGCCCGTGTAACAAACCGAAGAAGACCTTTCCACCTCCTTGTGAAGCTGACTAATGTATTTCCGTGCTTCGTAATATTTGTTGTCTTTTATCAGGTCGTTCAGAATGTTCACCTGGTTTTCAGGTCATGCTTTATATTCCGGATCTCAGCATAAGAGTCTGCGATTGCACGATAGTTTTCATTTTCACGTTCCATAACCTGTTCAAGAGCTGCAAGCCGTATCTGTTTATCATAGCTTTCAAAATAATTGAATACTGAAAAATTAAGATATAATACACCGCAAACCGAGATTATATAGCCAGCCATTACATTGTTGTCGCTGCTGTGAGCGGGGAAAATCTGATTGAGGATCACGGCGCTCAAAAAAGGCATTAAAATAATAAGCACCCAATATTTGAGCGGGAGACTTTTGACTTTGTTTTTATAAATGCGGCAGGAATATACAACGAGCCAGAAATCAAATATTTTTGTTCCGACCATTCCTAGAATTCTTCCCATATTTGAGTTGAGCAGTTCGGTCGGGTCGCCATATCCAATTACCGAAAGAATGCCTGCAAACAGCGTTTCAGAAATAAAGAAGATCAGCAGGAAATACACAGCCGAAAAGAATTTTAGCGTATATGAACCGATATACAAAATCGAAACGATCGACAGTAATATAATAAATGTTATTCCGATCCTTATGTACGGCGAATCAACATTCAGAGTTGAAACCAGCAGAACAGCCAGTGCAGCGGAATAGCCTGTGAAATACGCAACGCCAGAACTATATTTTGCCGCAAAGATACGATGAAAGAAAAATGCAATTATCAGCATTTCAGCAACAGAGTTTACTATTTCAATGACATCATAAACCAATATATTTTCCATGTCAGCACCTTGCCGTCAAGAATGAAACAAAACGGTCGGTTACAATATGGCGCTGATTTCGGCTAAGAGGTATCACGTCACCGTTTTTCATAAAAATGCCAGTTGGTTTTAGCGTGTCTACCCACTCCAGGTTGACGTAATAGCTTTTGTGCGGCTTGATGAAATTAACAAGCCGTTCGTCTTTTTCTATTTCCGATAGTTTCCCATTGAATTGATATTCCTTTTTAATGGTATGCAGAACAACAGTACGCTTGAATATCTCGAAATACAGAATATCACTTACCAATATATTGACTATTTCATTTGACGCCTGAACTGGGAATGTAATATGCGACTGATGATACTCGTCAAATATTGATTTAAGCTGGTTTATAAACATGTGTTCAGGTTGATTTTTAAGTATATATCTGAAAGCGTTTACTTCATATCCTAATGTCGCAAACTCCTGATGGCTTGTAAGAAATGCTAATATCACGGATTTGTCAATTTTGCGTATTTCTTCAGCAACCTCTAGTCCGGTAATCCCGCACATTTCAATATCCAGTATGATAACATCAAAGAACTGCGGTTTGAATTGCAAAAGGAATTGTTCTCCGCTTTCATATTCATAAATACTCAGCTTGTCAGGGTTTGAGTATATCTTGTTTATAAGAAATTTGACATTCTGTAAAAAGCTGTTGTCATCATCACATATTGCTATTTTCATAAAAATCACCGCCATTTATGTATAATTATTTACATTTATTATAACGCGATTCCAATAAAAAAGCAAGATCTTTACGACAAAAACTGCTGCTAGCTGTTAGAAATCACCTCCACGGCAGATTATCCTGTTTATATTCCTCCGAGCTGAGTTCCAATGCCTTGACCACCTGATTAAACATAAACTGCCTATAAGCTGCAGCAAGCACCTCTTTGCGTTTTTCATCGCCGAGGTCAACATAATTCTCCCAATCATTTTCCGAACCGGTGAACTTTTCAAAACATCGGAACAGCGAACCGAGTATACTGGACGCTTCATCTTCTCCGCTGTAAAACGCATAATCCTCGCAAAGCTCCTTAAACAGATGATTGATTACAGACAGCTTTGCATAGTCCCTATTCTCCACAAGCTCCGACAAATACTCCGCCGCCTGGTCGGACAATCCTGTGAAATCGCACACGGTTTTCAGCTTTCCTTTCCGGTCGGTCGTGTTCGTTCTGCCGATAAGGTAGTCGGCGCTTACATTCAGTACATTCGCGATCCTCGCAAGAATTTCTATGTCGGGCATTCGCTTGTCATTCTCATAAT